GGACTTAAAATCCTGTGACCTGAAAGGTCGTGCCGGTTCGATCCCGGCCCGAGGTACATATGTATAATTGATGAAAAAAGGAAGATTGAATAAAGATAGCATATTTAATTTATTTGAAGATAATACTTCACAGGAAGAAGTTATTCAAACTAGAAAATCTATTGATGATTTTATTAATTCTCCATTTGCTAAAATAGGAATGTTTACTAAACTAATATTAAACCATTTTGTTTTTCATCAAAAACTAGAAAAATTTTTAAAAAAAGAAGAGCCTTCATATAATTCTGAATCTACAAGAGAGGCTGCTGATTTTACCATATTTAATAGGTCTTGGCATTATATAAAAAATATAGATATTGAGGATCCTGATAGTATTGAAGCTATATTAAATTTTGATCCAAAAATATTTAACAAAGCACTACAAAGTTCTATCATATATTTTGAAAATTGTGAACAATACGAAAGATGCGCGCATTTAGTGAATATTCAACAAATAGTTAAAAGACTTTAAGAATAACTAGGATACATAAAATTACCCATGTACCTTGGTAGTACAGATTTTGGGAAATAGGGAATAAAAAGGATTGGAAATAAAGGTAATAATAGGGGTTTAAGGGAAACCCTGTTTTAAATATAAATAAGTCATGAGAAATAGAAATTTAGTAAACAAAAAATTAGACAATCTTGAATCAGTATTAATAAATTTACAAAGAATTGTTAATACCCAGGAACCAATTGAATCTTATAGAGCAAATATTATACGGGCTCAAGGGTTAGTAAGTGATATTAGAGATATGGTAGAATCTCAACCAATGTCCCCTTCAGAATTAAATCAATATTAAAATAAATTAAGGTTATGAAATTAACAGCAGAACAAATTCAATCAAATTGGGAAATATTTTTAGATAATATAAATACCCATATCCCAGGAAATAGAGGAGAACAATTATCTAGTTTTTATAAACGTTATGAAGAACGTGTTATATTAATGCCTGCTGCTCATAAAAAAGAATACCATTCAGCATTTCCTGGAGGGTATGTTGATCATGTAAATAGAGTAGTTAGATGTGCTTTAAAACAATATGATCTTTGGGAATCTGAAGGTTGTGATATGACAACATTTACTAAGGAAGAATTAGTATTTTCTGCTATTAATCATGATTTAGGTAAAATGGGTGATAAAGATCATGAAGCTTACATTCCCCAGACGGATCAATGGAGAAAAGATAAATTAGGTGAAGATTATATGTTTAATAAAAAATTAGCATTTTGTTCTGTCCCAGATCGTGGGTTATTTTTACTTCAACAACATGACATTTCTTATACATTTAACGAAATGATAGCCATTCAGACTCATGATGGTTTATATGATGCTGCCAATGAAAAATATTTAAAAGCATTTATGCCAGAACAAAAACCACGTACATCTTTACCTTATATTCTACACCAGGCAGATATGATGGCAGCGCGTATTGAATTTGAAATTGAATGGTTGCCAAAGTTTTCTCAAGATAGCGTGGATAAGCCAAAAAATAATTATACATTGAAGGGCAACATAAAGTCATCCAAAACTAAAGCATTAAATACGCTATCTAGTCCCGGGTTAAAGAATATGTTAGATAATTTATGATATTAGAAATAATAATAGGGATTTTAGGTGTTTTAGTCGTTATCTTAGGATATACGACTTTTAACCTTCTTAAAAAGATTGAAAAGGCAGAAGATATTATAATTTCCCAAAACATTTTTATTAAAAACATATCAGATGAAATAACTAAAACCCAAGAAAAATTAGGAGAAATAGATAAAAAGGGTACATTTGAAGGGGATGACGAAATAGGTTGGTTTTTTAATACAATAAAACAACTTCAAAACAACCTTTCTAGGTTTAAACTCAACTAATAAATTATGGCCCCAAAAAAAAGGAGAAAAAAGAGTAAAAATTATTTTACTCAAGAGACAGAGGACTATATTGTTAAATATAACAAACTAGACCCTATAGAAAATGAAGAACAAAGAAGTAAAGTATATGAAACTCATATTCATTACCCCTTTTTTAAACTTACTCAAAATATAATCCATACTTTTAAATTTTACCATACAGAAGTAGAAAATTTAGAACATCTACAACATGAGATAATTACATTTTTATTATCTAAAATACATTTATTTGATCCAACAAGAGGTGCTAAAGCATATTCATATTTTGGAACTATTGTTAAACGTTGGTTAATATTATATAATACTAAAAATTATAATAAAAAAATAAAAAAAGTTGATGTTGATGTTTTAACAGGAGAAAATTCAAATTATACTTACAGTATGGGTGAAAACCCAGTAAAGAGTGATTTGGATAAATATATAGACATATTTGTTAACCACGTATCAGAAAATATATATGAGTTATTCCCTAAAAAAAATGATGCCCAAATAGCAGACGCTATATTAGAATTATTTCGTAAGAGAGAAGATTTAGATGTTTTTAATAAAAAAGCACTTTACATTTATATAAGAGAAATAGTAGATGTAAAAACACCAAAAATAACTAAAATTGCTAATAAACTTCATGATATATTTAAAACCCAATATATTTTTTATTTAGAAAACGGTTACGCTAGATTCTAAACCCTTTTTATATCCATATTTATAATAAAATAACATTATGGGAACATTAGATAACGTTGTATTTGGAAAAAAGAAATTTTCAAGTATTTTAGAAGAAATTTACAATAATCAAAAGAAAAAATCCACCCAAATATCAGGTTTAATTTCAGAATTAAAACCCCTGATCAATGACATAGGTGATGCAACTTTAATTGTACCACTTATTAAAGAATATATGGATATTGGCGTACGTAATGATGAACAATTAATTAAAATGGCTACTATAGTACAGCGTGCGCTTAATAATAGTACTAGTGAAGATGCTACGGGAATTACAGAAGAAGAAAAAGCAGAATTAATGGCTGAGTTAGATAAGCTTAACGAAAATTACGAAAAAAAAGATAAAGATGTCTAATGGGATTGCATATTTAATGAATTATATGAATCCTTCCCAAGAAGGTTCAAATTCTAATTCATTTGATGAATTAAATTTAAAAGTAATTCCCGCTAGAGTTATAGATATTGTTTTAGATGAAACCCACCCTAAATTTTCAAATTATGGGGGTTGGAATGGTATTGGGACTATTACTTTTGAAGAAGTAAACCACCTTAATAAAAATAAAAACCAAAACCCAATTGCTAGACCCTTTTTTCCACAATTTAACTCACCCCCACTTATTAATGAAATAGTATTACTAATACACCTCCCAGATAAAGATATGGGGATTAATGATACTTCTAAAATATATTATTATTTAAGTTCTGTTTCTATTTGGAATCACCCCCACCATAATGCTTATCCAAATGTATACCAATTTCAAAAGAAAAAACAAAAGCCAAAAAATTATCAAGAAATAGAAAATGGGATTGTTAATCACCTAGTTAATAAAACTAAACCTCTTGACTTAAATGGTCCTAATAGTACCGGGGGTGCATTTATAGAGAAATCAAACATTCAACCTCTTATACCTTTTAGTGGGGATAATATAATTGAAAGTAGGTTTGGTAGTTCTATTAGGTTAGGAAGTACTTCAAAAACTAATACTTTAATTAGAAATAATTGGTCGGAATATGGGAAAGGTGGAGAACCTCTTATTATACTTAAAAATGGTCAACCTACATCAAAAGATAATGCTGGTTTTTTACCTACTGTAGAAAATATTAATGAAGACCCTTCCTCTATTTATATAAGCTCAACCCAAAATATCCCAATATCAGCTTCAAGTCTTAATTTTACGGCAATAGATAAATCTCAATCCCCTATATATCCGGGAAGTTACTCAAATAACCCACAAATAATTTTAAATTCCGGAAGATTAGTTTTTAATTCTACTAAAGATAGTATTTTAATGTCTTCCCCTAAAGTTATTAATTTAGCCGCTATAGGAGATATAGGAATAGCTAGTAGAAAATCTATTACTTTAGAAGCAGATTATATTAATTTAGGGGGAACAAATTCATCTCAACCCGCTATAGCAGGAGAGACATTTTTAAAACAATTAAAAGGTTTAACTACTGCTCTTCAATCTTTAGCTAATGCACTAAATAATGACCCTAAAGTAGCCCCTACCACCCAATTTGCAGGTAATATATTAAATGAACAACTTAAAATATTTAATAATAGTTACGATCAGTTTACATCTAAAAAAGTAAAAATAAGTTAAAATGAAAAAACAAGATTTATTAGATGCTGCTCTAGATTATATAAAAACCAAAGCTGGGCAGAAAGCTATTGGTGTTGGGTTAGATGTAAACCAATTAAAAACAATAACCCAATCAGCTAAATCACCGGAGGCAAAAAAAGTAATAAAAGATAAATTAAAGTCTTATATTCCTGTTATTGAAAAATTTAATATTGAGGGTAGGCTATATGATAAAACTACATCAACTCCTATTGAGGGAGCGAAGATAGAACCTTTATTAGCTCTAGGAAAAAAAACATTTACTGATAAAAATGGAGAGTTTGCAATTAATTTAGAACTCCCTATTTTACCATTTAACAATAAAGCACTAATTGAATCTAAATTAATATATACTAAAAAAGGATATATTCCCGAATATGCTGAATTATTAACCCAACAAAGAGAAGTTAAAACTGATTTAAAAGCAAAACCTTTAATTAATTTAAAATTAGCTGCTGCGGAAGCTGCCGATGAATTAAAACAACAAATTTATTCTAAAATAGAAGATGCAGCAAAAATGGCAGCTTCTTTTCCCGAAAAAATATTATTAGTTAGAAGAAAGGCAGTAGAAAAATTTACAAATGCCATTATGTTTAAATTATTACCCTTAGGTATTGGTTTAATGTTAATATTTGGTATTACAAAAATTAAAGATAGGAATAAAAAAATATGTCCTACACCTGATCAACTGAGAAGAGCAGCTAAAAAAAGAAATTCTATTGTAAAACAATTAAATCAAATTTATATTATGGTTATTGTTAATGTAGGTTTAGCCGTACTATTTAACTATTTAGCTATGCAATTAAGAGGAATTAGAGGGCAAATTTCATCATTATCTTTTCCAGTAGCAACCCCCCCGGGTGTAGGTGTCCCCCAATCTTTACTTTCCATGCTACAAAATATAAAAGATATATTAGAAAATATAGCTGATGAGAATAAAAAACTTAATATACAACTTATTATAGCATTAATATTTTTTATAGCTGCTTTAATAATATTATCTATGATTTTAAAAACTGTAGATTCTTTAATATTTGAATGTGCACAAGAAGAAGATATAGAATTAGAAGAATTAAATTCTACAATTCAAAATTTAGCTAATGATGAAGATGATAACATAATTACCCCAAACCAAATAGCAGGGTTTACCCTTGAGGTAGTAGAATTAGATAAAAATAGTATAGGTAAATATAAAAGAAGGCAAGCTGTTGGTAAAAATGACCAAGGAGTTATCTTAGTAAGAGGTGACCAATCATTTAGTAACAATGATTCTGCTTTAATTAATGAACTTATATTTTACATTAGATCAAACGATTTAAAAGCATATTAATCCAATATTTATAATAAATCATATACATATGAAAGTTAGTCAATTAAAAATAATAGTAAAAGAAGCAGTAAAAGAGGCAATTCAAGATGAATTAAAAGATATTCTTCTTGAAGCTGTACGTGCTCCTAAACAAACAGTTGTCGAAAGAATAACACCAACTCCTTCAACAGATAAAGGAACACTTAATAATACAAACCCAGTAATACAAACTTCACTTCCTGAAACGGATAAGTTAAAGTTAAGAGAAAACATGATGAATGTTTTAGATGGTATGAGACCGGGGGCAAATGGCACAATTTCGGCTAACACAAATAGTATGCCTTTACAAATGAATGGTAATATAGATACAGCAAGCCCAAATGGTAGTTTACCACAAGGAAATGTATCAATGGATCAAATAATGGGTTTAATGAATAAATAAAAATGGCGTTTGGAGCAAAACAAATATTCCCCAATGATACCAGAGCAAGAGTTGCTATTGGTATAAACTTACCATTAAATGGAAGAGCAGTATTTGACCCTAATTATCAAACAAAGGATGCTATTAAAAGTAATTTAATTAATTATTTTTTAACAAATCCTGGAGAAAGGAATGCTAATCCTACATTTGGTGCTGGGTTAAGAAGTTTTTTGTTTGAACAAATAACTAGTAACAATTTAGATTTCTTAGAAGAAAATGTACAGGAAAAAATTAATATTCAATTTCCTAATATTATAGTAAAGGATGTTGAATTAATATCCAATCAAGATAAAAATGAAATTAAAATAACCATAACTTATTCCATTGCCAATACTGGTATAAACGACAAGTTAGAATTAAGCTTTACATAATGACCTTAAATAGAGAAATAAAATATCTAAATCAAGATTTTAGTGGTTATAGAGCTAATTTAATAAATTACGCTCAAACATACTTTCCTAATACTTATACAGATTTTTCATCAACATCCCCAGGAATGATGTTTATGGAAATGTCAGCATATGTAGGTGATGTTTTAACTTATTATTTAAACAACCAAATTCAAGAAAATTTTATACAATATTCTAGGCAAACTTCAAATATATTTGATTTAGCTTATATGTTTGGTTATAAACCTAAAGTAACAGGATTAGCAGTTGTTGATATTGACTTTTATCAAGAATTACCTGCTAAAGTAGTAGATGGAAAAACTATACCAGATTATAATTATTCTTTATATGTAGAAGAAAATACTCAAGTTGCTTCAACTTCAAATTCTAGTAAGGTATTTACAATTGAAGATCCTATTGATTTTACAATCTCTAGCTCTTCAGACCCTACTACAGTAAGTATATCACAAATATCTAATGGCGAACCCATTTATTTTTTATTAAAGAAAACTAGAAAAGCAATATCGGGAAAAATTAATTCTCAAGAATTTACATTCACAACCCCATCAGAATTCCCAACAATCATACTCAACTCAGAAGATATTTCTAATATAATTGATATAATAGATTCAGATGGAAATACTTGGTATGAAGTAGACTACTTAGCTCAAGATACAATATTTAAAGGGATTAAAAATACTAATGTAAATGACCCTAACAATTACCAAAATTTAGATACTCCTTATTTACTAAAAACCCAATCAGTTCAAAGAAGATTTACAACTAGATTTTTAAGTGAAAACCAACTCCAAATTCAATTTGGTACTGGTGATCCCTTAATTAATGACGAAGATATTATTCCAAATCCTACAAACGTAGGTATAGGTTTACCTTTTGAAAAAAATAAATTAACAACAGCTTACAGCCCTAATAATTTTATTTTTACTAATACTTATGGTATTTCTCCTAGTAATACAACTTTAACTGTAAGATACTTAACAGGAGGTGGTGTTGGTTCAAATATTCCTTCAAATGAATTAACAAATTTAGACACTTCAACTATTAATTTTATTAAAACAAACCTTACCCCCAATTCAGCTAACTACATATTTAATACAGTAGCATCAAATAATAATAATGCAGCAAGTGGAGGGAAAGATGGGGACACATTAGAAGAAATTAGACAAAATTCTATTTCTAATTATTCCTCCCAATTAAGAAATGTAACAGCAGATGATTATCTTGTACGATCTTTAAGCATGCCTTCTAGATATGGGATTATATCAAAAGCTTACACACAAAAACCAAATATAGAAGATTATTTATCATCGTTAGATATATATGTTTTATCTTATAATGTAAACAAAAAACTAACCCCAGCTTCTTCTACATTAAAAAGAAATTTAAAAACGTATTTAAATCAATATAGAATGATAGGTGATACTATTTCTATTAAAGATGCTTTTGTAATTAATGTAGGATGTAGTTTTGAAATAATTACATTACCTAATATAAATAATAATGAAGTATTATTAAACTGTATTACATCACTTCAAGATTATTTTGATATAAATAAATGGCAAATTAATCAACCTATTATATTAAGAGATCTTCAATTATTAATTGATAATATAGAAGGGGTACAAACAGTAAAAAAAGTTGAAATTATAAATAAAGCAGGAACATCTTCTGGTTATTCTAAATATGCTTATGATATTAAAGGAGCTACTCAAAATGGAGTTATATATCCTTCTTTAGACCCAAGTATTTTTGAATTAAAATTTTTAAACCAAGATATTAAAGGAAAAGTAGTAACAATATAATATGGCAGTATATAAATTATTCCCCGAAAAAGACACAACCTTGTATTCAGCATTCCCTGCTTTAAATACAGGAATAGATGCTATATTAGAAATATCTAGTACAGTACCATCAATATCTCCCTCTCCAAGGGTAGCTAGATCTTTATTACAATTTAACCAAATAGAAATTGAAGATATAATTACTAATAAAGTAGGAGATTCTGATTTTTCAAGTAGTTTAAGACTATATGCCTCTGAAATTCAAGGTATTAATTTAGATACTACCCTAGAAGTATTCCCTGTATCTGGTAGTTGGGGAAATGGTACAGGAGAGTATGGAGATCTACCTCAAACTACTAATGGTTCAAGTTGGAAATATACAAGTTATTCCGGATCTGGTATTTGGATAACAGGTGGTTACCGCACATATGCCACAGGATCTTATACAGGAAGTATATCCCAAGGACTACAAAATGGAGTTGGTGGAAATTGGTACACAGGATCAAGTGATACTTCAAGATCACTTTATTCTACTCAAACATTTGGGTTAAGGTCTATTAAAGATCTTAATGTAGATGTTACTAACATAATACATGCTTGGCATACCGCTTCAATTGATCCCCCCATTAACCCTATTTACAATAATGGTTTTTTAATAAAATTGTCTGACCCTTCAGAATTTTCTACCAGTAAGGCTATCCAACCTGTATTTAAATACTATTCAGTAGATACCAATACTATATACCCTCCTACTTTAGAAATAAAATGGGATGATTCTTCTTATAGTACAACATTAACAGAAATCTCAACCACTGACCTATTTATAGGGTTGGATTCAAATCCTGGAGAATTTAGACTAGATAGCATAAATAGATTTAGTTTAAACGTGCGCCCTGAATTTCCTGTTCGTAAATTCCAAACTACATCTATATACACTGAAAACTATGCATTACCTTCTTCATCTTATTATGCTATAAAAGATTTAGATACTAATGAATTTGTTGTAGATTTTGATAATAATTTTACAAAAATTAGTTGTGATAATAATAGTAATTATTTTGATGTATATATGAATGGTCTAGAACCTGAAAGGTATTATAAAATTTTAATAAAAACTAAAATAAATGGGAGTGTTATAGTTAAAGATGAAGATTATTATTTTAAAGTAGTTAATGGATAAGAATGAATAAAGTAGATGTAAAAAAAACTGTATTTAACAAACCACAATATATTAAAACTATTGATACTACTTTTAATGAATTGGGGGTAACAAATATATCGGATGATATAGATAATACAATTACAGTACAAAAGTTTTTTGAATATTATGACGAATTATTCTACGAAATCCCAGCAACGGGTGAGAATAACTCTCATGAATTTTTAGTAAAAACTAGTGGTGAATATATTAATTATGATCAAGAAAGTGATATAATTAAGGCCTTACAAGATGAAATTTCATCTTTAAGACAAGAAAATTTAGAATTACAAATTAAAGCTGTTAAAGCAGAATCAGGGGAAGATATTTCTTTAAATCCATCCTTAGATGTTGATATAGCTAACTCAAATGAATCTACTACTGATGTTTTAAATACAATAGGAGCTAGTGGCCTAAATGCATATTAAATGGAAGATAAAACTTTAATATTACCTGTTAATTCCCAAACATTTCAAATTGAAAATTATTCAATTGATGATGTTTCACTAATCTCAACATTTGAATTAGATACAGAATTTTCCCAATCTACCGATTACATAGAATATTATATATTTGATGAAAATAAAAACCAAATATATCCTCCTAATACTAAAGAATTATTAACTTATACAGTCTCTGATGGTCATGTATTAATATCACCAAAACAAGATCTTCAAAGAGAAGAGTTTGATGAGGGGATATACTATATAAATTATAATTTCTATAAAAAACATCTTAATTCTAACTTAGAATCTAAATATTATATACAGGAAATAAGTTCAGATAGAACTGAAATTAGATTAAATTCTAATACAATTTCTGATGAAGATATACAATCTTCAGTACAAAATTTTATTGAATATAGAAATTCAAAAGATTATTTTGTTGATTTTTATTTAAATTTTGGTAATAATGATTTAATTATATCTAATAATATAAAATTAGATGTTGTTGAAGATAATGATTATTCTATATTAATAAAATTATATGAACCACTTCCAACTAATTTTGATATTAAATCTCAATGTTGGGTGGTTGAAACCATATCTTCACCCCAAAGTTATCAGGTTCAATTTCCAATAGAAGTATTTGATCCCCAAGATTTTGAATATATAGCAGGCCCTAATTTAGATCTAAATGTAAAAAATGAAAGTGGTGTATCATCCCAAGAGTTTTCATATAGCACTTTACTTAATTCTAATATCACTAGTTCTAATAATCAAATCCAAAATTTATTAGAAGATAAAGGCCTTAAAATAAATGTAAATTATGAAGATTTTACTAATTATATAAAATTTTCATCCGCTAAAACTAGATTAGAAAATTTTATTTATAAAGTTAAACTAATAGAAAATTATCAAAGCCAAATCACAACTTTAGATAATAATATAACTAGTAATACAAATTTAACTAGTGAATTTAGTTCAAGTACTTCAATATTTAATTTAAAAATTAAAAATATTGTAAATAATTTAGACCCATATGAGAGGTTCCTTTATTTCAATTCTGGTTCAGTTTATAGTTATCCAAAATCATCAACTCAACCTCCTTATACTTTATCTCCTTCTACAAGTGTAGAAGTAAAAACATGGTTAGGTAGTAATAACCCAAATGATGGGTATTATGGAGGATTAGCATTACAAGCTTATGAGTATGACCAAAATAACCAAGATTATCTTTATTGGAATATTCCTGAATATTTAAGAGATGACCCAAATAATGCTCAATATGACTTATTTATTGATATGGTGGGTCAACATTTTGATAATATTTGGATTTATACTAAAGATGTAGTAAATAAATTTGATGCTGATAACCGTTTAGATTATGGTATATCTAAAGATTTAGTTGCGGATGCAATTAAAGACTTTGGTGTTAAATTATATTCGAATAATTTTAATACTAATGATTTATATGAAGCGTTTTTAGGTATCACCCCATCGGGTATTACCTTCCCATCGACTGGGTCAGAATTAATAAATACACAAATATCTGCTTCTAATGATATAATTCCATTAGATGACACTAATAAGCGATTATATAAACGAATATACCATAATATACCATATTTACTTAAAACTAAAGGTACAATAGCTGGATTAAGAGCATTAATTACATCTTACGGAATTCCTGATACAATTTTAAAGATAAATGAATTTGGAAGTAAAAATAAAGTTAATAAACAGGATTGGGATTATAAACAAAATATATATAATTATGCTTTAGAAGTAGATAAAAATAAATATTTTAGTTCTTCTTTAGTCCCTAATCCTAATTTTTCATCTAATAGACCAGAAACAATACAATTTAGATTTAAAACCCCAGGAATCCCAACAGGAAGTTCTTACCAATCTATATTTAGTACAAATGATGGGGCTTATATGTTATTAGAATATACAGGGTCTAGTTATTCAAGTGGTTCCTACTCAGGATCTATAGTTGATCCTTATAATGAATATGGTACAATAAAATATGTCCCTTTTCCAACTTTACCCCATAGGTATGTTAGTGCATATTTACCAATATTTGATGGTGAATGGTGGTCAGTAATGTTAAATATTGAAAGCACTACTAACTTATCAATAGCTAATAGTATAGGTGGTAAAGTTGGTTTTTCAAGCTATGATTCAAGCAATTTATTAAATAATACTAATTATAGTAATGCAAATAGTATTGAATTTCCACCCTCAAATGGGTTTCAAATAGTAAATCAAAACTATGAACCTTTTTCGGGGTCTATTCAAGAAATAAGATATTATTCTTCTAGTATTAATACTTCTTCATTTGAAGATTTTGTACTTAACCCTTTATCATTTAAAGGAAATGGCACATTAACATCAGATCAATTAATATTTAGGGCGGATTTAGGAAGTTTATCTTCTACTTCAAGCAGAGAATCAATACATCCTAAAGTAACAGGATCATGGGGTATAACTTCATCATTTAATAGTGGAGACAGTAATTTTTACTTATCCTCCCCTTCTTTTAATGTTAATAGAGAGTATGCTTACCAAAACCAAGCTCATTATGGTATAAAAAATAAAATTAATGATAAAATCTCTATATTTGAAAACATAATACCTTCAGGAGATACTTTATCAGCAGAACGTTCTATACAACAATATTCTTATTTAACACAAAGCACAACCCCAGACGCTGATTACTTAGAAGTAGCATTTTCACCTTCAAACCAAATTAATGATGATATAACATCTGAATTAGGTAATTTTAATATAGGTGAATATATTGGAGATCCAAGACATATATCAGAATCAAGAACAAATTATCCTGATTTAGATAAGTTAAGAGATCAATATTTTTTAAAATATATTAAAAGTTATGATATTAAAGATTTTATTCGTTTAATAAAATACTTTGATAATTCATTATTTAAAATGATTAAGGATTTTACTCCTGCTAGAACAAATTTATCTTCTGGTGTAGTAGTAAAACAACATATTTTAGAAAGAAATTCATATTCCCCTACAGTTGTATCCCATGAAGACCAAACATACTCAGGATCAATAAAATCTTTTGCTCGTGGTTATAGCACAGGATCAGGTGATACTGGAACTTATGAAACCGTTAGTGGGTCAACTATTGAAGTATTTAAAGGAGGAACAGGTGGTATTCTAGAAAGATTTAATAGCTTAGACTTTTATAAAAGTGGTAGTGATGGGGATGGACCAAATAATAGGTTTGGTATTACTCAAAGTTGGTTTGATGTATTCCCATCAACAGCTTCTAGCTATATAAGATATGATAGGGATGACCAACGTGAATTTTATAACGGGGAATTTAGTCAATCTATGTATTTAAAAATGCAAAGAGGAAAAGATTTTAAAGATGATGACCCTTGTTATGATTATCTTAATTGGGAAAATGTTCCTGAATTACTATATAGATTAGAATTTTTTAGTGGTTCTGATAACTTATTTAGAGTTGAACCTTTTACCCCAATCCCTCCAGTAGTATTAACTGAATATTACACTAATTATTTACAAAATGAAGGTGATACTAGACAGGTTACTAGTCTTAAAAATTCATGTACCGATGAATCTACGGGTAGTATTTTTACAAATGTTGATACAATATTAAGTATTGTAGAAGGCACCACGATGTATTCAGACATAAGTTCTACGTTACCATGGACAGGTTCTACGGATTCAACTATTAGGTATTATGGTATTAGAGAAAAAAATGTTTTATATACAATTTTAAATACATCAGGTAGTAATTATTTTAATAATTTATGTGAATATTCAGAGGATAGTACATCAACCCCAATCCCATATACCGGGTCTAAATTTACAGGATCATATAATAATACAGACATTACTTATTCTAATGTATCTCTTTACTCTGGATATCAAACAGGGATAAATGCTACTTTTGATATAGTAACAAACTCAGGTTCTATAACTTCCATTAATGTTAATGATACGGGAAGTGGGTATAGTGTATCCAATACCCTTAATTTTAATTCTAGCATTTTAGGAGGATCTAGATTAACAAATATAAATCATAAAATAAGTACTACAAATAATGGCGCAGTAGAATTAAATAATAACTATGGCACTGGGTCTTTTATATTAGCTCCATCAGCAACAACATCAACTTCAACAAATGTAGAATGGGAGCTACAATTTAATGAATATTCTTCTACTCCTGGTAGAAGACAAGGACCATTAGGTCGTTTAGACGCTATAAATGTAGGTGAAGGAGTTAAAGTGGGTGATACTTTTACTTGGACAAGTATTGATATAAATAAACATATACAAGATACAATAGGTGCTCCTATTACATCATCAACAGATTCCTTACTAACTAGTATAACAACAGAACCTGCAACAGGTGAGGTAGGAACATTTAGTAATATAGGATTAACGGGTAGCCTTAATGGAGAAGGAGCAGAAGCAACATTTACATCAGAAGTAGGTGGTATAACTTCAGTAACAGTAACAGTAACGGGTTCAGGGTATGTTAAAGATGAAATAATAACAATACCATCAGCCTCTTTAGGTGCAACATCACCCGGAGGAACAAATACAGAAATTACTTTAGTCTCATCAAATTTAGATCTTGATTATATAAGTAATGGAACCGGAAATTATGTTTTAACAATCCCACCAAATGGGTTAAATACAAACTCTAACCATTTAGATGAAGATATTGTTACTTTAAAACTTAAAATTGATAACTTTAAATATAGTGAAGAAGATACTTCAAATAAACTTCGAGTAGCTATAAATGGAAATGGAGTTATAACTGAGGTATTTGCTTGTAAATTTTTAAACTACTTTAGATTAAAACGTCCAGGTAATGGTTGGACTTCTAGTAGTACATTTGTTAATATCCCTTTAAATGCAGCATATAATGTTGGTGATGAGGTTAACCTTTCGGGTTATGACCCAAATGATGGTTGTTGGGAAATAATGTCAATAATTCCAACCCCAACTCCCGAACCCCTTGATCCACCAACTATTATAAGTAGTTGCACCCCAGACCCACCTTCTTTAATTTCAATAAACTTAGGATATGGTACAAATCAATCCGTAGCTTGTGGGGCAACATCACAAGCTTATAAAATAGATTCCGAATATTTTTGTGATTCTTTCAGTATATACAATACTGATGGTACAATAGCATCTGATGGGTTTTATTCGTTTAATGGTGTAACACAAAGAGTTCAAGCACTTGGATTGTTAAGTGAATGTGTTGGCTGTTCATCTAACACCTCGGTTTATCTTGGTACTCCTTCTTCGGGTGGTGGAAATAAAATTATATGTAACGAACTATATACTCAAGGATTCCTATCTGAAGAACTTTGGGATGCTGATGAAAGGTACGGTGAAATATTATTTGAAAACGACCCTAAAGCAATAATTGGATATCAAATGTGGGCCCGTAATGTAGTTAAATACATGAGGAATAATCCCCAAAATACTAAATATTTATACCGTGTACTTAAACCGTGGACTGAATATATGGGTTATGAAATGGGAATAATTAATAAACAAAATTACATAGGTAAAACTATCCATACACTAGGTAAATATTATTCTTACTTAGTTTTTAACTTGGAAGGTGGTAAAAGATTGCTTAACTTATATAATTATAAGAAATTTAGAAAAAATATAGGATAATATGGCTTTAGAATATTACAAAATAATAAATCTTTCTAATGATACTAAACTATTTGTTTATAATAGTGGGTCAACATCTCCGGGAAATCAATTTACTACAAATCTTCAAGGGCTTAATAGTGAAATTATTGTTCAAAGTTTTTACCCACCTATAAATATACCTATAGGGGTAAGTGAAGGGGTTTTTACTTCAAACAACTTCTCCCCTACCCAACCAGGATATGCCTGGTTATGGAATGATGGGAATAAAGTTAAATATATTAAAATCCACCATACTTCTACTAATAATTTTAATATTTCTCCATATATAAGTGATACTAGAATTATATCTTTTGCTATGATTGGGGCTAAAGATGGCTTAGGAAATTTTATGTATTCCCCTACAGGTAGCCAGCATGTAGAAGATTATTATTTAAGTAATAGTACTAAAAGAGGAAACCATAGTTTCTTAGTAATAGAACAACCACCATCTTCAAATGCCGTATCTGATTTAACTGCGGGGCAAAGAAATTTTAAT